CGAAAGTCATGGCAAACATGGCATTCTCAATCGAAAGAGTGTCTGTAACAGCCAAGACACGTGGTCTACAGGCTTCCTACACAATGGAACTTGCACAAGACCTCAAGGCAATTCACGGTCTCGACGCAGAAACAGAATTGACAAACATTTTGTCAACTGAAATTCTTGCTGAAATCAACCGCGAAGTTGTCCGTACAGTCTACGCAACAGCCAATGTTGGTATCCTAGGCGCATCTTCAGCTGTCTTCAATCTATCAAGCAACACTGATACATCAGGTCGCTGGCAGGTTGAGAAGTACAAGAGCCTCCTATTCGCAATCGAGCGCGCAAGCAACAAGATCGCGAAGGATACACGTCGTGGTAAGGGCAATATGCTCATCGTTTCAACCGATGTTGCTTCAGCTCTTGCAATGACAGGTCTTCTTGACTACAACTCAGCACTATCAAACAACACCAACCTAGCTGTTGACGATACAGGCAATACCTTCGCAGGTACCCTATTCGGACGCATTAAGGTCTATGTTGATCCATACTCTGTAACGAATACGGATTATGTTGTGGTTGGCTATAAGGGATCGTCACCATATGACGCTGGTCTCTTCTACTGCCCATACGTCCCACTACAGATGGTTCGTGCTATTGACCCTGACAACTACCAACCAAAGGTTGGATTCAAGACTCGCTACGGCATGGTCTCAAATCCATTCGCAGGTGGTTCAAACGCAGGACTTAACGGTGCTATTACGACAAATACAAATGTCTACTACCGCAAGTTCGCTGTGTTGAATGTCAACCAGTAATATTATTGCCAATTTATAAAAATAATAAGGCAAGTGATACGGGGGGAGCAGCAATGCTCCCCCTTTTTTTATGCACTAAATAAGTAATCCTTCGGGGGATTCATATGACAGTACTAAACCGCAATCCAATTAACACAGATTTATTGCAAAGTACAAAGTTTCAGGTAAACTTTGCAAGACTACCTGGCGTCACATACTTTTGTAATAGTGCTAATCTGCCAGGATTGTCATTAACTGAAATTCCTATGCCAACGCCATTCGTAGATTTGTATCTGCCTGGAGAAAAGGCAATCTACGACACATTTAACATTACATTTTTAGTCGATGAAGACTTGCGCGCATGGACAGAACTACATGATTGGATTAGGGGCGCGACATTCCCAACAAACTTCGAAGAGTATATTAATCTTGCAAGAACACAACCAAATGCAAATATTCGAAGCGCATACAATCGTCCACCAGTATATTCTGATGCCGCGCTAACAATCTATACAAACAAAAACAATGCAAATTTTAGAGTTAAGATGGTTGATGTTTTCCCAACAACAGTTGGCAGTTTGATGTTTTCTTCGGCTGATAGCGCTGAAAATATTATTACAGCAGATGCAACCTTTAGATTCTCTTACTATAACTATGAGAGAATTTGAGTAGTCCTTTCATCTACTACATAGTCTATTATATTCCATTGTAATTACAGTGTCAAATATTGTTAAGGTTGCTTTTATTGCAGGCTTATAGTACAATATATGATCCTAACACTTATGCCTTTATACTATGGAAACACCACCACTTGAAGAAATAATGCGACAGTGGGAAAAAGACAGTAATGTCGATTCGACTGAGCCTGGTAAAGAAATTCTTCGCATCCCACTTTTGCACAACAAGTATAACAAATACTTGTCATTACACACGCTATCTGCGCGCAAGTGTTCCTTTGAATTTGATAAAACCAAAAAACTCAAATGGATGTATTACAATGGCAAACTCGACCAAGAAGAACTTGATAAACTTGGCTGGGAACCATTTCGTTTTACTCTCAAGTCGGACATTGCTGTGTATATTGATGGCGACGATGACCTGAACAAAATTAAGCGCAAGAAATCTTATCATGAAGAAACAGCAAAGTATTGCGAAAATGTCATGAAAGAATTGAACGCTAGGACATATCAACTGCGTGCATTTATGGACTGGGAAAAGTTCATTCAGGGTGCTCGTTGATGTGTGATGTGAAGGTTGAAAAATTCAATAACATCTATGCACAAGTTAATGCTGATGATGGCATCTTGCAAGAGATGTCAGAATTTTTTACCTTCTCAACGCCAGGTTATCAATTTTCACCTGCGTTTAAAAATAAATACTGGGATGGAAAGATTCGACTTTTGAATCTAAAGACCAAACAAATCTATCTTGGTCTAGTTCCGTATATCAAAAAGTTTTGCAAGGACAGCAACTACACCTGCGAGTATATCGATGAAGAAAAGGATGTTTACCCTGTTGACACGAAAAATTTGGCAAGTGCTTTATCACTTCCAATGGAGCCGCGAGATTATCAGTTGCTCGCTTCTAGCGTCGGACTTACGAAGCGGCGAACTGTACTCATTTCGCCCACGGCATCTGGAAAATCGTTAATCATCTATATGGTGATTCGCCACCTGTTGAACACAGGTAAGAAGCGCGGATTACTCATTGTTCCTACGATTAACCTCGTCACTCAGATGCATAGTGACTTTCAGAATTACTCATCTGTCAATGGATGGGATGTTGAGAAATACTGCCAAAAAATATTCGGCGGCGAAAGTAAGATTCCCGACAGTGATTTGATTATCTCTACATGGCAGTCAATCTATGATATGCCGAAGAAATACTTTGCGCAGTTTGATTTTATCATCGGTGACGAAGCGCATACCTTTAAAGCCAAATCTCTTACATCTATCATGACCAAGTTAATTAACTGTGATGTGCGTATTGGCACAACAGGTACACTTGATGATAGTAAAGTAAACAAGTTAGTCCTTGAAGGATTGTTTGGTCCGACATTTAAAGTTATTTCTACCAAAGAACTCATTGAACGCAAACAATTAGCCAATTTCAGTATCAAGTGTATTGTATTGAAGTATCCTGAGATTGTATGCAAGACTGTTAAGGGATTTACTTATCAGGATGAAATGGCTTTTCTGGTTCAACACGAAGGTCGTAATAGATTCATTACTGATCTTGCATTAAATCTTAAAGGCAATAGTCTCGTTTTATTTACTTATGTTGAGAAACACGGTAAACTTCTATATGAATGGATAACTGAAAAAGCAAATGGGCGAAAAGTATTCTTTATTCATGGTGGGGTTGAAGCAGAAGATCGCGAAGCAGTAAGACATATTACTGAACAAGAAAACGATGCGATCATTGTAGCAAGTTACGGAACATTTTCGACTGGTGTAAACATTCGCAACCTACATAATATAATATTTTCCTCACCAACAAAAAGTAAGATTCGAGCATTACAGTCTATCGGTCGTGTGTTGCGTTTAGGTGAAAACAAAGATGCTGCTACGCTATACGATATCGCTGACGATCTGCGTTATGGTCCTTATACAAACTTCACATTGAAGCATTACGAGGAACGAGTGAAGATCTATAGTGAAGAAAAATTTCCTTTCGCAACTAACAATGTAAGGATAACCTAATGCCAAACCAAAAAAAATTAAAGTTTGTCCGTTTTAGATCTATTCCTGATGATATTATTGGGTATGTTACCCATAAAGATGATTGTATTGTGATTGAAATGCCGCTCAGGGTTGATGTTGAAACTATCTTTGAAGAAAATCGACAACTGCTTTTAATGAACGAATATTTACCGCAGTCTATACTTGACATTCAGGAAGTAGAGTTTTATAATGATGAGGTGCTATTAATAGCGCCAGTGAAACAAGAATTCGTTGAGCAGTACGAATATGTTGCAGATTTCTTCTATAGCAATAAGCACAAATTAAGTATTCCGCAAAAGAAAGAATCGAATTCAAAGAATGCAACTCAAATGGATGAAAAAGTTGAGAAGGTTGTTTCTATTCTTGAAGCAATGGCAAACAAAAAGGATAAACCAGTACACTAATTATGGCTAAAAATCACTACATCAATAATAAAGACTTCCTCAAAGAGATGACGAAGTATCGCATATCAATTCGTAAGGCTAAGAGGTTGGGTTTACCAAAACCGCAAATCCCAAGATATGTCGCTGAATGCTTTATGAAGATTGCTGAGAATCTTTCACATAAGCCAAACTTCTTGTCGTATACTTTTAGAGACGAAATGGTTGCCGATGCAATTGAAAACTGCGTGATGTATGTTGACAATTTTGACCCCGCGAAATCTAGCAACCCATTTGCTTATTTCACACAAATAACTTATTATGCATTCTTACGTCGTATCCAAAAAGAGAAGAAGCAACTATATGTCAAATACAAATCAACTGAAACTGCTGGAATACTCGATGAGTTCGAACTCAATGAAAATGAGGATGGAACTTTCCGCCAATTCGAACTGTATGAAAACATTTCCGAATTCATACAAAATTACGAAAACGCTCGGAAAGAAAAGAAAGCCAAGAAAGCCGCAGGAATAGAAAAGTTTGTTGATGAGGATGTAGTTAAGTGAGTAAGATAGCAATACTTGGGGATACTCATTTTGGGATGAGAGGCGATAGCATTGCCTTTCATAATCATTATCGTGAGTTTTATAGTAAACATTTTTTTCCGTATTTGGTGCAACATGGAATTAGGACCATATTTCAATTGGGTGACTTATTTGATCGTCGGAAGTATATTTCTTTTCAATCTCTTGCTCTTAGCCGCAGGTATTTTTTTGATGAGATATATCGGCTTGATCTAGAACTGCATACTCTTCTAGGCAATCATGACATCACATTTAAAAATACTTTGGAGATTAATTCCCCAGAGTTATTGCTTCAAGATTATACAAATGTGTATGTTTACAATGAACCATGTTCATGGAACGGTATCGATATTATTCCTTGGATCTGTAAAGATAACGAGAAACAAATCCTAGAGTTTATTCAAAACAGCAACAATGATGTTTGCTTTGGTCATTTCGAACTTGCTGGATTTGAGATGGATCGTGGCAATATTTGTCATGAAGGCATGGATCCTGTAACATTGAACAAATATGATCTTGTTCTTTCAGGACACTTTCATCATAAGAGTAACAATGGAAGTATTGTATATGTTGGCACTCCAGGTGAAATGACTTGGTCAGATTTTAACGACGAGCGTGGATTCCATATCTACGACACTGAGACTCGTCAGTTAGAGTTTATAAAGAACCCATTACAAATGTTCTACAAGATTCAGTATAACGATGATGAATTGTTTTACAATGATTTGGTAAATGCAGACTATTCTCATCTCACGAATAAGTATGTTAAGATTGTAGTTGAAAAACGCAATAACTCATTTTTGTTTGACACTCTATTGGACACACTTACAAAAGTAAATCCACTAGAGGTTTCAGTCGTTGAGGATTTTTCACATCTTAATGAAAATGTAGAAGTTGATGTTGACCAAGCAGAAGATACAATATCAATTTTAAACAAGTATGTTGATGGTTTGACTTTACCTGTAGAATCAGATAAGATTAAGACTGTACTGCGCGATGTATACAACGAAGCCGTTTCTATGGAGACGCTGTGATTTTATTTAAAAGTGTTAGATATCGAAATTTCCTTTCTACGGGAAATGTCTTTACTGAGATTCCTCTGAATGAAAACGCCACGACGCTAATCGTTGGTGAAAACGGTGCTGGAAAGTCGACTTTCTTGGACGCCATCACATTCTCATTGTTTGGCAAGCCATTCCGCAATATTAACAAACCTCAACTCATCAACTCAGTCAACGAAAAAGATTGCGTTGTTGAAGTTGAGTTTGATATTGGCAAGAAGTCATATAAAGTCATTCGTGGCATCAAACCAAATGTATTTGAGATCTATTGCGATGGCGATCTTTTAAATCAAGACGCCAAGGCAAAAGATTATCAGGACCATCTTGAAAAGATTATTCTCAAGATGAACTACAAGTCATTCACGCAAATTGTTATTCTCGGATCGACTAACTTTACTCCGTTCATGCAGTTGTCAGCATCTGATCGTCGCACTGTGATTGAAGATCTATTAGACATTCAGATCTTTTCTGCGATGAATGTGATTGTTAAGAGTAAGATTCATACTCTGAAAGACGAAGCAGCGCAACTCAAGATTCAAATTGATAATACTAAAGATAAAATTGAACTACACAAGAAACATCTTGACGAACTCAAGAAAAATACAAAAGAAATCGTAGACGCAAAGAAACAAGAAGTGACTGAGAACACGGAATCGCTTTCAGCACTTGAAGTCGAAGCAACTGATAAAGAAACTCAAATTGAGAATCTATTAACTGAAGTGTCAGATGATGATTCAACCAGTAAGAAGTTTACGAAACTAAATCAACTTGAAGCCAAGATTGAAGGGAATATCCAGAAACTCGAGAAAGATATCGAGTTCTATTCTGTAAATTCAACTTGCCCAACCTGCGACCAAGACATTAATAACAAAGAAGAAAAAGTGCATACCTGTAATAGTAAAATTACAGAACTTACTGAAGGTCTAAGCAAACTAAAGGTGGAGAGTGATGCTGTTCTACAACGAATCCAAAGTATCAAGGCAACTCAAAAAGAACTCAAGACTCTTGAACAAGATCTTGTGCGCATCAATACTTCTCGCAAGCAGGTTCGAAACTACATTGCGAAACTTGAAAAAGAGATTGATGACATAGAAAGCAAACCAGCCATGAGCGATGAGTTTAAGGCTCAGTCAAAAGAGTTATTAAACGCATTACAAACATATATCGAAAAAAGAAAAGAAGTATCTGAACAAACACAAAATTATGATATTGTCGCGCAGCTGCTTAAAGATGGCGGGATTAAGTCGAAAATCATTAAGCAATATGTTCCAGTCATAAACAAACTGGTTAATAAGTATTTGGCTGCGATGGACTTCTTTGTCAATTTTAATATTGACGAAGAATTCAAGGAGACCATCAAGTCTCGTCACCGAGATGATTTCAGTTATGAAAACTTCTCAGAGGGTGAGAAGAAGCGTATTGATCTAGCACTGTTGTTTACCTGGAGGTCGGTCGCCAAGTTAAAGAACAGTGTCAATACAAATCTGCTCATCTTCGACGAGGTCTTTGATGGTTCTCTTGACATTAACGGTACTGAAGAATTTATGAAGTTGATAAATATGTTTGTAGATAATACAAACATTTTTGTGATTACTCACAAGACTGATCAGATGATTGATAAGTTTAAACACACGATACGATTTGGTAAAGTGAAGAATTTTTCACAGATGGTGTAACTATGAGTAGAATTTTAAAATATAGAGATGGCATGTTGGTTGAATATGAAATCCTCAAGTTAGTAGATTTCTATGACTCAATTTTAAGGCAGCCAACAATTCCTTTTGATTTTGCTACTCGAAAAGATGCAGAGTATATCGCATACTCATTAGTAGAAACCATGGGACATTATGGCGGGTTAGGATTGTCCGCCAATCAAGTTGGACTAAAAGATAGAGTCTGTGTTGTTAACATGGGCGAAAAGGCATGGGTGATGTTTAATCCGCAAATTTTAGAAACTTCTGGTAAGATTGCAGATTTTCAAGAAGGTTGTCTTTCTTATCCAGGATTGTATGTGAAGTGCAATCGCCTAGACCATATCAATGTTCGCTTTCAAGCAGTTGGTGGTCAATTTGTAGAACATGAGTTTGATGGGTTGACTGCAGTTTGTGTTCAACATGAAATTGATCACCTAGACGGTATTGTATACACCAATCGCATCAGCCCAATTCATCTAGAAAACGCCAAGAGAAAGGTTAAAACCAATCTGAAAAAGATGGCAAAAGTAAGGGTGGCGTAAGTTATTGATTTCATTATAGTTTTTTCCCTTTACTTTTCAGCTATTTTAAGGGATAATGGCTATATGAAAACGAATTTACAGGCTTCTAAGTCTATCCTCGCCAAACTCTTGGCGAGCGAGAATATCACGGTCTCGCACCAAAATGTCAAGACCGCATACTTCGACCTCAAAAATCGTACGATGATTCTTCCTGTTTGGAAGGACATGGACGGCGACTTGTATGACTTGCTGACGGGTCACGAAGTCGGTCATGCTCTGAATACTCCTGAGCGTGGCTGGCACGATGCTGTGAAGGAAGGCGACAGCAAGAAGTTCAAAGATTTCTTGAATGTCGTTGAAGATGCACGCATTGAGAAACTTGTCAAGCGCAAGTTCCCTGGACTTTCCAAGTCCTTTGCTCGTGCTTATGCTTCTCTTTATGAGCGCGACTTCTTCGGTATCAAGAAGGTCAGAGACCTTAACAAACTTAATCTGATTGACCGCATCAACCTGCGGTTCAAGATGGGCACGCATGTCATTGTCTCATTCAATGACTATGAGCGTGACATCATCCGAGAGATCGAGGCTGCTGAGACCTGGGACCAGGTTTATGATATTGCTCGCCGTGTGTATGATTACACCAAGCAAAATGAGCAAGACAAGATTCAAAATCTTCAAGATCTTCAAGAGCAGATGCGCCAAGAAAATCCAGAAGATTCTGGTGACTTCGATGACATCGATGACAATTCTGACTTTGAAGATGACATCGACGGTAACGATGGTGATGACTCTGACTCTGACCTAGACGAAGAGTCAGACGGTACTGATGCTGAAGATTCGCAGAATCAAACTGAGTCTGAAGACGAAGACGATGCTAGCAGCGATCAATACAGTGCTGGTGAAGGCACTGAAGAAGAACAAGAAGATGACAGTGAACCGCAGTCTGTAACTGACCGCAATTTCCGTCGCCGAGAGCAGGAATTGGTCAACGAGACTGGCAAGATCTTCATGTATGAATTGCCTGATGCTGTTCTTGAGAATATTATTCTTCCGAACACGGAAGTTGTGAATGATCTTGAGCGATTCTTCCGTGTGCAAGTGCTTGATAAGAATCTCCCTTACGGCAAAAATAATATCTCTTATGACACTGTTGTTCAGAAGTGTGTGCGCAAGTTTAACACCAACAACAAGAAAGTCATCATGCATATTCTGAAAGAATTCGAGATGCGCAAGAAAGCCAACGAGTATGCTCGAACGCAGACTGCTCGCACTGGTGAGTTGAACATGAATGTGCTGCACAAGTACAAGTTTAGTAATGACTTGTTCCGCAAGATCACTGTCGTGCCGAAGGGTAAGAATCATGGCTTTGTCATGTTTGTTGATATGTCTGGTTCGATGGCTGATATTCTTCGCAACACGATTGAGCAGATGCTTGTGCTTGCGTCCTTCTGTAAACTTGCCAAGGTTCCGTTTGAAGTTTATGGCTTCAGTGACGCCACCGCAGGTTATGAAAACAAGAAGTTGCGCAATATGCTGAGCAAAAGTCGTTTTGTCTCGAATCGTGCTGTTGACATGTCGATGCAGACGACTTGCTTTCACCTCAAGCATCTGATTGGCTCTTCTTTGTCGCCTGTTCAGTATCGTCGTGCGTTCAATGCGATGTGCGTTGTTGCCAATGAGTATGGTCGCCACTATGATTACTGGAACAACAGCCCTAGCACTGAAGACAAAGATCATGGCATGTGGAAGTACGATTGGTACGAGTCTGGTTTTAGTTTGAATGGAACTCCGTTCCAAGAAACTCTGCTTGCTTCTCGTGAAATCATCACCAAGTTTCAAAATGCACATCAACTTGATGTTTGCAATGTTGTGTATCTGACTGATGGTGACGGTGGCAGCAATCTATCGTTTCCGACGTGCGACGATTCTTCTTTGTATGATATTCGTCGTCAATCTGTTGTCTATCTGATTGATAAAAAGACCAAGAAGAAAGTCAAGGTGGAAAATAGTTATAACATGCAGTCTGCGCTCACGGAACTTGTTACCGATGTCACTGGCTGTAAGCATATCGGTTTCTTTGTTGGCAACAAGAAAGCCATTCAGCGTGATATGAAACATCTTGTTAATGATAAGTCTCCCGCTGAACAAGATGCTGCCAAGAAAACTTTCCGCGAGCATAATTACTTTGCTGTTGATCGTCTTGGTTATGACAATTATTTCTATGTTGCTCTTCCGAGTAGCAACATTGTTGACGAAGAACTTGCTATCACCAGCAATATGAACAAGAACAAGATGGCTCGTGAGTTCTCCAAGAACCTGGGAAGCAAGAAGAGCAATCGTCTGCTATTGACTAAATTGGCTGAAGAACTTGCCGTTGCGTAAGTTATTGATTTATATAAAGAAAATACCGCTTTACTTTATAGTCGATTCGAGCGATAATGGTTGTATGGTAAATTATATTTGTTATGGAGTTTGATGTGAGAAAGTCTAATTATGATCTGAAAGGCAAGATGGATGTTCTTGAGAAGTTGCATGCGCACTTCGACAAGGATGTAATCTCGCTGAAGGAACTCAACGAGTATTGCCTCAACAAGAAGAACGGGATTCCAAATTTCCCATACTTCATCCTGCGTGAGCGCAAGGTTGGTCGCGGTCTGTTTAATATCGCACCGAGTGCTGCCAGCGCGATCGCTGCTCCGAAACAGACTGCTGAAGTCCCTGCGGTTGCTGCCGCGATGGTCGCGCAGGTTGTGAATATTGCCAGCCGTCGTGCCACAAATCTCACTGAGTCGTTTGTGCCTGACCGCAACGAGACGTATGTTCCGTTCGGATTCTACAACGACATGCGCGACATCATCAAGTCGCGAATCTTCTATCCCATTTACATCACTGGCTTGTCAGGTAACGGCAAGACATTCATGATTGAGCAGGTTTGTGCTGCGCTCAAGCGTGAGTTGATCCGAGTCAATATCACGAAGCGCACCGATGAGTCTGACCTCATTGGTTCCTATGAACTTGTCGATGGCAACACGATTCGCCGCGAAGGTCCTGTGATTACAGCGATGCGTCGTGGTGCTGTTCTTCTTCTTGACGAGTGTGACCTCGGCACCGAGGATATCCTGTGCTTGCAGCCGATTCTTGAGGGCAAGCCATACTTTGACAAAAAGACTGGTGAAGTTGTCCACCCTGCTGCTGGCTTCAACGTGATTGCGACTGCGAACACGAAGGGCAAGGGCAGCGACGATGGTCGATTCATCGGTACAAACTTGCTCAACGAAGCATTCCTCGAGCGTTTCGCCATCACGGTCGAGCAGGAATATCCTCCTGCTGCCACTGAGCGCAAGATTCTTGAGAAGAATTTCGCTGTTCTTGGCATCACTGACACGATTTTCATTGACCGTCTTATCACTTGGGCTGAAGTCATCCGCAAGAGTTTCTCGGATGGTGCAGTTGATGAAGTTATCTCGACTCGTCGTCTTGTTCATATCAGCAAGGCATTCTCTATCTTCAACAATCGTTTGAAGGCAATCGAGATGTGCTTGAACCGATTCGATACTGATACCAAGACTGCGTTCTTGGATCTGTACACGAAGGTTGATGCGGAGGCAACTCCTGCTCCTGCTGTTGTGGATTGGAATGATATAACGATTGAGCATAACCAATCGACTTTGTCTACTCGATTCTCATACAAGGGTGAGTCTGTGGAATTCTCAGCAAAGGAAATGCATGAGTTCTATACACAGGGTCTCACAGAGGAAGCCATCAGGGCTCGAGTTCTTGACACTCTTGTCAAGATTGTTGCTGCGAAGGGAGTGAAGTAATGGAACTGCAAGAAAAGGTGAATGTGTTTCTTGACAAACTTCGCGAGTCTGGTGCAATCAATATGTTTGGTGCTGCTCCTTATGTCTCTGATGCTTTTGGTGTCAGCAGGAATGAGGCTAAAGATCTTGTGAAGAATTGGATGCAAACTTTTGCTGAGAGGCATCCACAATAGTTTACTTTTGCCATTTGTTGTAGTATAATAAATGGTATATCGCAAGGAAAGCCCCAATCTTGCGGTATTATTGAAGGGGTATTTTTGTTAAGGTGATTATATGTCTAATGCTCTTGAATCTTTTGTTAGTTATCTTGCTCGCGGCAACACCGTGACATCGCGACAGGTTCGTGCGATGTTTAAGGTTGACAATGCTGCTGACCTTGCGTATCGTGCGCGTAATGAGGGTATCTCGGTTTACACGAACCGTACGACTCTCAGCGACGGCACCAAGACTCTGTCGTATCGCCTCGGCAATCCTTCTGCGCAGTTCGAGAAGTATCTCGAGCGCGGTCAGATTGCTCGTGCGCGCAAGACGCTTTATCGCGACGCCATCAGCGTTCCGATGAATGCCTAATTGTTTAGGCTAAACCGTTCTGGTTTCTGTGGGGGCAGTTCTTGCCCCCACAGTTTTTTGACATTGCAACTTGCTGGATATATAATATCATGAGCAGGAGAAACTTATGACAAAAATTATTATCGCGCAATCTAAAATTGACTGTGAGCATTTGCTAGGACAATTCCTAGATGAATCTCATTTTGATACTGTTATCAATGAAGACACTGATTGCTTTCTGCATAGTGAAGATGAAAGCAATATTGCATTTAAGTTTCGTAAAAACTATTTCAGCAAGCAAGAGCAAGATGCTGCATATACTGGATTGCGTGAAGCAGCAACAGCAACTCAAAATCGTGGACTTGCCGCAGGACCGAAAGGTGAAAAGTGTGGTGGTCGCGAGTGGGTAAATGAATTTCAATTGCGCGTTCTAGATTTCTTCAAGAAACAGACAGAATATTCTGTCATCAAAATTAATATTGCCGAAGAAGTTGCTGCCTTGCGCGAACGATACGCATCCGAAGATTCTTCACGCGGTCTAGTGTGGTTGAGCGCAAAGGTCAAAGAAGATAATTTTGATTTTGAAACTTGGCTTAAGAAAGTTATCAAAATGTCAATCAAAGAGCGCAAGGAAGAAGCACATGGCGTTGAAGAAACATACATCTCCGATACGACATATGCTAATGTCGTCAATTCAGGTATTGCTGGATGGTTTGATCGTTATCCTCGGATTCCTTACGGTCGTGCTACTTCTTATACACAAAATCATTACGACAAGTTTCAGATGGGTTTTCCGTTTCTTCAAACGCTAGACAAGGGATTCAGGGAACTGTTACCCACAAAACATGCCGCTCAACGCGCAGCGGCTGATAAAATTGATCCAGCATTCCTGGTTCCAGGAACTGTGTTTACTACAGTTACAGTAAACAAGACATTCCGAACAGCAGCGCATCGCGATGCTGGTGACTTTACTGAAGGTTTGAGTAATCTTCTTGTTCTATCTAACAATGGCAATTACTCAGGTGGATATCTCGTTCTACCTGAAGTTCGTATCGCAATTAATGTTCGACCAGGCGACTTGTTGCTCGTAAATAACCATGAGTACATTCATGGTAATACGCCAATCGAACTCTTAGATGAGAATGCAGAGCGCATAAGTCTTGTGTGTTATTTGCGCGAAAAGATGCTTGAACTTGGAAGCAAAGAGTATGAAGATCATCGATTTAATTATGTTGAGTGCCGTAGAAAAAACAAAGAGCACCCACTCCAACGCAGATTATGGAACGGAATCAGCCCAGGAATGTGGGATGAACAAGAATGGTATGATTACCTTGAGAAAAATGGTGGGAGAGAAATGGTTGCCAAATACCACCCAGAAGCGTATAATAAAGCATCTACCCTAGAAGATTTGTTTGGATAATTTATGAAAATACTAACTGTTGTTCATGATTTTAATAACTTCGGTGGAATCATATCTCACACCGAGCAATTGATTGCTGGATTTAAAGATCTTGGTCACGAGACCAAATTTGTATATCTACGCAGCACTAAATCTGGTGGCAAGTTTGCTGAGGATTATGACAAAGAAGGCTATGACATCGGTGTTGGAACTGGACTTCCAGTCCATCAAGGAAAAGGTTGGCGCGGCGAGTATCTGTCATTCATCAATGACGAAGATGTAAATCGTTTTGTAAAACTTGCTAACTCATATGACATTGTTGTTTGGCAGTCAATTTTTGGATTTAAGTGCCAGGATTCTGAGAAAAAGCAATCATGGTTGAAGATGTTTACGGAAGTAAACGCGAAGCATGTCATCATTGTACATGATGGTAATCTTCGTAAGAACTATCCTTGGATTCATCATCTTCGTAAGCATATTGCTGGTCTCGCATGCGTGCATCCGAGCGCATACAACCAAGCTGGTGTTATGGAAATTCCGCGCAAATTAATCTTGAATCCACAAGAAATCAATACAGTAACACCAACACCATTTAACAATCGTAAAAATGAGATCTTCTCTCTTCAAACCTTTAAGCGATGGAAGCGTGTTGACGATTTGGTCGCCGCAGTCCCTTATATCAATGGTAAGGTAATTGTTGCTGGTGATGGCATTGAGCGTGCGTACATGGCTTCGAAGGATAAGTGTAAGCCAGAATATTATTGCACAGTTGACCGTGACCCACAAGCAACTTCCGATAGAATCAACAAACCTATTTGGGCAAACGCACTAAACAATGGTATGGATTATATTGGATTTGTGTCAGAGCAAAAGCGTGATGAGATCTTAGATGGAGTGAAATTTTTGTTAGATCCATCATGGTCTAGAACTTATGGTGAACATTTCAATCGTGTAGTTGTTGACGCTATGCGACGCGGTGTTGTTCCCATTGCTCGTAACCTTGGAATTTCTGACAATGAAGAGGGTGACGGATTCTTCAAACCAGGTGTCAACTACTTGATGATTCCATGGAATGCCACTCCAAAACAGTTTGGGGATCTGATTAACAATTGGCTAAACATGAGTGAGGCTGAGTATAATAAGATCGTTGATACCAACTTCAAAATGATTCAACAATTTGATCGCAAGAATATTGCTAACGAATACATTGAACTTGCAAATGGAGTTGCTAGCACTGAAACTGGCAAGTATGATAGCAATTTAGATAACACGGTTGATGCAGTTTGGTGTGATCATTTTGGTTTTGATGAAAAACTTAATGCATCTTCAACGCTAGATGCTATGTTTGGTTAACTATATAATATGTTGATTTGAATTTTTTACTCTGGAGTTAATATGCAATTAGAAGTAAAAGTAGAAGAGTTACGAAAGAATAAACTTTTCGTAGCAACACCAATGTATGGTGGTATGTCGCATGGTATGTTTGTAAAGTCTTGTCTAGACCTTCAAACTGTTTGTGCTCAATATGGTATTGAAGTGCGTTATTCATTCATCTTTAATGAATCGCTAATCACTAGAGCGCGCAATTATCTCGTAGATGAATTTCTTCGCGCAGAAGATTTCACGCATCTATTGTTCTTAGATGCTGATATTCATTTCGATCCACGAGATGTGATTGCGCTTCTTGCTCTCGACAAGGATGTTATCGGCGGACCATATCCAAAGAAGTCCATTAAGTGGAACTCTATAAAAGAAGCAGTAAAGAAGAACCCAGATATCGATGCTGGTGAATTGGAAAAGGTTGCTGGCGACTTCGTGTTCAATCCTGCACCTGGCACCGAGAAGTTCTCAGTTGCTGAGCCAATTGAAGTTCTTGAGATTGGCACTGGCTTTATGATGGTGAAGCGTCATGTGTTCGACAAGTTCCGTGAAGCCTATCCTCAACTTCGTTACAAGCCAGACCATGCTGGTCAAGCAAACTTCGACGGTTCGCGTTACATCCATGCATACTTTGATACAGTGATTGATAGCAAGGAAAACGGTGGCTTCGGTTCAGATCGTTACTTGTCTGAAGACTACATGTTCTGCCAGTGGTGGCGTCGTTTGGGTGGTGAGATTTGGCTCTGCCCTTGGATGCGTACACATCATATCGGCACCTATGCATTTACTGGTGATATGCCAGCCGTTGCT